TGTGCGTTGTAGTCTCCGCGAAGCTCATTGGAGAGCGCAATCACATTCGCGGTGTAGGTCGCAATATCGGTAGCTGAGGCTACAGCGATGTACTGATCATTGATCGCTTCGACAACTTCGGTCAAACCAATACCAGTCCCCGAGGGGAGGGTTACTGAAAGATCCGAACCATCGACGTTCAACTGAAGGGAGTCATCCACACCACTCGTGATGGTGAATGGAGCATCCTTAGTACCAACCAAGGTAGCTACCTGGTTGATAGCATTGTAAGAGCCAGTAGCTGACTGATTGGCCGCAAGTCCGACCTTCGTCGTCGCATCTGTCTCGCCCGAAACTGTCGGGGAAAGAACAGAAACACTGCTCAGGAGACCGTTAGTGAAGGAAGGAACGCCGCGTCCCTTGATCATCAAAATGCTCTGTGTCCCGTACGTAAGAACGGAGGCAAGAGCATTCGGAGATGTGGAAGCAAACGTCCCTGAACCGTCACTATGAGTCTGGGTGTCGGCATCGATGGTGACGTTTATGGCAGCAGCGACCTGAGCCATCGTCGTGGCAGCAGAGACGTCCGTCGACGCGAGAACGATCCCATCGATCTTGAACACCAACCTGTCTGTAGACAGGAACGCGAGAGGAGCAGTGACGCCACTCGATATCATCGTTGCACGATAGGCCAACGACAGATCAACAGTTGCCGCAGGATTGCCATCAACAATTACACCACCAAATTTCCTGGTGTAAGTGAAAATATCATACGGCTCCTGGCCCGAACCCGTCACTGAAGCATGGGTTGCAGGGTCAATGGAATTGTCGAAAGTGACAGTTACGGTCTCAGGAACGGGATTACCGTCTCCTGTATGGAGAGCATCAGGAACACTCTCGGAACCCGAGGGCCACTGAACAGTAGTTGAGAGACCGCTCTTGACGCCGAATTTGACGCCAAAGAGGTCACTACCGGTCTTCTGTGAGCTGACCTTATAAGTACCAACGCCAGCAGGACCGGAGCTAATCACCGAGAAGGTGTAGCTATCATCCTGAATTCTGTTATACCAGAACGTGGCATAGGCATTATAATCAGCAGGAACGGTGCCCTTGAGAGTAATCGTATTATTTGACGAATCGACCTCAAGAACCGTAACTGCTGGGCGCGAAGCCGCGTCTCTCCACGTTTTGCCAGTATAGACAGTGACGAGATCAGGACGATCAGTAGGAAGATCGATACGACCATTTGTCACAGTCTGGTATAGACTGGAACCGAGTGGGGTATCACGACCATTTCCAGTCGTCGGCTTGATCGGAAGAACGAACTTGGTCGTTGAAACCGAGCCAGTTACTGAATCGGAGTATCTCTCACAAAGCTGGCCATAGATTCGATTGTCGACAAGAAAACCAACAATCTGAGTGGAGCCGAAAGCGATGCTACCGGTCTTCACACCCTCGATGACCTGGAAAGAGGTACCCCACTGGATCTTCGACATATCGCCCTCATTGGCGATTGTGAAGTCCACACCTTCGAGGTAGTCACGACGACTCGGCCCGATGCCAACATTGCCGACCGAAGTCACCTTGCTGTTGGGAAGATAGTCGAACGTATCCTGGAAGGTATTGAAGTAGTACTGGATCGTTACAATTGAACCGGCACGAGGAGCGAACGGGAGAGTGACCAAACGGTTGGCACCATCAACAGCAACTGCAATGACCTGCGTACCGTTGACAACGACGACGACCTTTGTCGGGTCTGTAGTCGTGATGCCGCCGTCGGAACCGTCAACGATGGGACCATTGAAAACACGGAAACTCTTGGTCCGGTTGGTGTAATCACCAGGGTTAAAACCAAGGGCACCATTAGCCGTTCCAGAACCTATCTGGATGTTGCCGGTGGCCACAAGCTGAACGTGATTCAGACCCTGTGCATCGATGTGCACAGAAGCGGTCAGACCGGAGATGGCAGCTGAATTGATGTCGTTAGCAACGTCGGTTGCAGTCCGAGTACCACTCGTCAAAATGATGGAACCGATGACCGCATCGTTCACGGTGACATCGAGACGATCATTTGTACTGGCAGTGATGGTATAGGTCTCAGCCTGCGGAGCCACAAGGACAGCAGAACCGGCTGTCACCTGTGCAGAAACCGTATCCGTGACACGGGTATCTTTGCGATGGAAGTAGTAATTTATGGTTACGAAATCGGAAGCCGTAGGAGGAACGAGAAGAGTGATGATGCCGTTTACGCCGTCAAGACCGGCAACAACAACCTGTTGATTATTGACCGAGACGGAGACCTTGCTCACATCATAGGTCGTTCTGCCACGACCAGTTCCATCAACGACAGGAACATTGCGGATCTTGAATCTGGTAAGACCACCATCCTGATTACCAAGAACGGGGTTCGTGTCCGAGCCACTCACTATCCATCGTCCAGCGGCATCCTCACCAAAAACGGGAGTATCGGCCACTGAACTCGAACCGCGAAGGAGTTCGAAATTGGTCTGAGACAAGGTCTCTTTACCAACACCGATCAGCGCCGCGATACGAATGCCCCCGAGCTGTTGCGCAATGGCGGGCTCAAGAGTAGTTTGGACATATGTGCCAGGAGGCGCGTAAGTGCTGAACGGTCCGATTCCCATGAGCTAGGCTCCTTTCGAGAGCGATCTCTCCGTATCCATTGCGGTATCAAAGAGAGAATGAACGGGTGTCGGTCAGGTATAAGTATTCGTCCCAGTCGGACTTCGGACTGGACGCAGCATAGGAATCTTAGTGAATTCGTATTTCGAGAACTATTACTTTTTACTGTCTTTATCGAGATTCTTGAGACCCTTATCAAGAAGTTTTAGACCCTTCTCTCGGTTCTCAAGTAATTTAGGATTGACTGCTCTTATCTCCCCATCAGCTTTTTGGGAGATGTAATTCGTCCCTAGTTTTCTTCTGGCGTCGTCCCTGTTTTTCTTTTTAGCCATACCTTCAGCTCGTTTTTTATCAGCAGATCTTCCGACCGCGATATCGAGCATGGGGTAGTCAACAGAATGGACGCCGGTATTACCTACCGGGAGGTTGCTCTTAAATCCAAAAGAAAAAGTGTTTATCCTTATTCTTTCGGCTCGCCCTTTACAATCTGGGCAAGGATGCCACTCAAAGTACTCTTTGATTTCCTGAGTTTGAAGTAAAATTTCTTCAAACTCAGCGTTGCAATCATCACAAAAATATCTAAATGCTGGCAAAGTCTATAACTTTACCTAAACAATTCAAATTTCCTGAGTATTCGACTATCATTAAGTAACCTATGAATACCATCAATACTGTCCGGATACGAACTTACATCAGATTCCCAACTAGTTATTTCAACTACGTAGACAGAAAAAGTTCCAGGTTCATATTCTGGATGCAAAACATTTAATCTTGAAAGACGAAATTCGTCGGCATCTTTTGGATCTTTCCAGATCCAACCTCCACCATATCCTTCAGGAAACTCTTCGTTCGGAGAACGAAAACCAATTTTAAATGACCCGCCAGGTACGTATAACGCTGAGTCATAACCACTAGTTCTGCCTAAAGTATATACTTCCACTCGAAACATTACAATAGAAAGGTATCCTAAAGATCACGTTATTCTCTCGTAGTAAATAGTACGGCCAATGACTATTGGAACAGTGTTAATGTCTACATAGGAAGAAGTGGGCTTAAGAAGATCCTGAGGGATGCTACCGTCAAGATTTCCGAATTCCTGTTCTGCCTCAGCAGAGGAAAAACTATCGCGGATAATGGTTATGGGGAGAGAAACGTATGTTTCCCAGTCCACTCGAACAGACAATGATATAGTAGTTTCATAATAATATTCATCGGAATCCTGATTATATACTTCTTCATCTTCTCCGCCAGGAGATACATCAAGAAGTTCTATGCCCTCAGTGGCTAAAGAATTTTGGAGTTCGAGGATCTTCATGAGAACATAATCAGTCATTTTCTCCCGGTCTTCTGCGTCTCGGGTGAAAACGACAACACTTAGATTCACTTCATATTTTCCGCCATATACATCAGCCACGTCCGTCCGTTCGTCTGTAACTACTATGGCTTGTTTGTCACAAGCCTGACATCTGTCCCCGAATGCTATGACGCATCCAGGAATTGCAGTTGAATTGAACTCTTCTCTCTGAAAGTATAAAGGTCCCTGCTCGGGAAGTTTATACCTATAATCGGCAAATATCATTCCACCGGTCGGTGTCGATTTATGGAACTCGACTTCACCAGTCTCGTAGTTAACAGTAAAATCAGTTCCTTGAACGAGTCCGGTTCTGCCGTCAAGCCAGAGCCTGACTGATCCTGGGTATATGTCGGTTCTTGAAATTTGTGCGGTTTGATCCGCAGAGGTAGAAAAAACTATGAGTGGTTCGTTTACAACAGAAAGCAACGGTTGTATGAAAAATTGACCCGGAACGCTCCTAGCGTCATCAGGGACGGCTCTGACATCAACTACATAAACGCCGGGTTGGGAGGGAAAGATATCTCTTTTCCTGGATATTTCCTCAAGGGCCGGAAAGTTTTCCCTGACCCATTCTATGGAAGTACCTTGATGAGCATGTACCCATGTCAACATACAAAAAGAAGAGAGTCTGCCAATGTAATTATCAGCCGAAAGCCTGACCCTATCAGCTGATGTCCCATTGATTATTATCCCTCTTTGAGGGCGTTCTTTAAACGAATATTTATTAGTTACATTTTGAGAATCAGCCCTATATCTAGGATGATCATATAAAATTTTGCGAAGTTCGCGGATTATACGTTTCTTCGTGGCATTTAGTAAAAAAGTCTTCACCTAAACACCAGACCAACGAAGATTTAATTCTTATCGGGCTCAGGAGCAGGAGGCTCTGGCTGGGGCTCAGGAGCAGGAGGCTCTGGCTGGGGCTCAGGAGCAGGAGGCTCTGGCTGGGGCTCAGGAGCAGGAGGCTCGGGGGCGATAAATTCAGGAGCTATAGATTTAGCCTTAGATTTGGATTTAGCCTTAGATTTCTCAACAACGTGAGAATCAACCGTAGAATCCAGAGATTCTGAATCTGAATCTGAGTCAGACATTTGAGAGAGAATATCGGATTCTGACTCAACATGACTCTCTACAAAAACACCCTTGTACCATGGCATAGCTAAACCCTCCGTATTCGAAGACAAAGCAATTAAGGGTTAGTCATCCATTTGAGCAAAAATAAGAAGACCTGTAGCCACGGCAGTCATAGGATCAGAAGCAGCACGGACCTCGGAAACTTGGATTGGAAAACGATGCCTATGTGATTCAAACCGTTCTTTAAATTTATCTAGGAACCCACCAGCTAGTGAAGTTCCACCAGATACTATGATGGGTATTGGCTTTGGAACAAGGAGTTCACTCTTCACTTTAATAAACTGGTTTATGATGTTATCTATTGTATAATCAATGAGTGTTTGAATATATAAAACAAGAGCTTCTTCCTCGCGGCTCTTGGGTGCCATTATGTTAATACCAGATTCTTTAATAGCACAGATTTTGGCTGAAGTAGTCCCTACAGCCTTAGCTGCATGATTATCTATGAAATCACCGCCTCTACCAAGGCTGAATTCAAGAGCGGACATGGCATTGAAAGCCAAGTTCACGTTGGTCATACCGGACCCATACGATATACCAAGTCCGCAAAAGTTTTCGGCTCCACACTCCGAGTAAATAATGGCCAAAGCTTCGTTAACGGGCTCAGCCGAATAACCAAGTTCGCGAATGATCTTCCCGAAGACAGCGGAGTGGTAAGTGACATCGGAACCACGAACATCTATAGCTGAAGCTGGGATAGAATAACAACATTTCTCACCAGCTTTTTTGGGTTCACCCATAAGCTGTTTCAGCATCAACCCTATGATTTGCTGTGCGTCAAGTTCTCCAGCGGAGATTAAACCACCGGAGAGGGGGCGGCGAGCTTCCCGGTTGAGTAGATTGGCGGTTGACATGGCATCGTCGCCAACAACAATGAGTTTTCCTTCGAATTCAGCAAAAGCTGTATTTGAAATCTTGAGCATACGTTTATGCTCAAGAGGCAGATCGATGAAGGCATCTCGAAGTCGGGAAGTTTGTATTTTCTTCCCTTCCCGACGAGCGGATACGAAGTTCATAGTGCCCGCATCCACGCCTATCCCTAATTCTGAACTCATCTTAGTACCTGCAATCAAAGGAGGTGATAAAAGACATTACTTTTTGCGAAGTTTTTTAAGAGCATCCAAAGTAGATTCAACATCTTTATCTATTTCAGTATTACTCGTTTTAGTCCCTGAAATGTCTATATCAGGAATAACTTTGCTCGGAATGAACATCGGTACAGAACTATCAGAAGAAAATTGCTGCTTATACTCATGACTCTGGACCATTCCGGGCCTATAAGGAACAACAGCAGGAGTTGGAACTTCATCGATCTTCTTCTTTATTTCAGTCGCATGATTAACATTATCATTCATCATTTTAGAAAGCATTTTTTGGATATCGTCTAATTTGGACTCAATTTTCAAACTCCTGACATATCCGGAATCTACTGGTTCATTCTTCCTTATGGGTTCTTGAACAGTCAAAACTTTTCTATGAACAGTAGGCGGTTTAACGTTATTTGGATAATGTATAATGTCGGATCTTATCCACCTATCGTTACGCCGAAGATCTTCACTTCTAGCATGTGAGTCTGAGGATATTATGACGCTTTGACCAGAATCCAAACGGATTCCAAGGTCCTCAATACTTATGGATGAAGATAGTATATTTGTAATTCTATATACTATCATTTTTCAGCCTACGTGCTAAAATTTCAGAAATCTTGGGAGAAAATTTTTCCGAAATCGCTATTTTAAGACGATCAATAAAATCACCAACTATACCTGAATATTTTTTATTCGGATAAACGACTTCAGAACTAGTCTTATTTATTCTAATTTGGTTCTTCATCTGAATGGAAAGTTTTCCGGCTCGATCTACTCGAACGGATCTCGGAGAATTGGCCTTCAGCATATGTTCAACGGATCTCCCAACAGAATCTTTCTTCGTATCTATGGAACTCCTCCTAGCATCGCGAACAGGTTTTCTAGCATCGAGAGTTGACCTTCTAACGTTTCGTGTCGGAGTTCTGGCGTCGTGAACGCGCTCCTTCAAAGAGTATATGCGACCTATTACTCCATTCGAGTTTATCCCAAAAGTGCGAGTAGAACTATCCTCAAGTTTATCACTCGATTCTTCTTTGGACAGGACTTCTTCTTTTGATTCTTCATCAAGAGATTCAAGGGATACTATGATCTCGAAAGTAATTTCATGTCCACTAACATGAGAAAATATTTCATAATCTTTAAGATATTCAGAATCCGCGAACCCGGAGGAGTCAACTATAGATTTTAATATATTAATCCCATCTTTTGCTATTTCATCTACAGAAGAATCTACGATTCGACGTAAAACGGCATCTAGACTGGTAGTTACGTCATGGTTCGCCATTTAAACTATCTACGGTGATGATTTTCGATAGTAACCGTATTCCCTCTAAATTCACGCTCATCAACAACTGCTTGTCTCTCCGTGACCATGGGAGTTTCTTTTCCTTGGCCGTTAACCATATATCGTGTTTGAGGAGAAACCAACACAGAAGTATCTAAAACTGGAACCTTATAACGAATGTCGGGTTCATCAAGGTGGGAAATTGAGAAATGCTGTTGTAAAATCATCCCTCTACTAGTTGGGGAACGAACCGGACCTATTGAGTATCTGTCACCATTGAGTTTAACAATGAAGTCTCTCTGGGATAATAAAGGACTCGGTCCAGTCCAAGTATCATATGAATGGGTAAGACTCCGCCCTCTATTACTTTGAGCAATAGATTTCTCGGCATCATCCGGAGCTATTAGCATATCATAGGGGCCTTCGAAGCCGCCGATTATGGCTGTACCGAAACAAACCAAACAGGTGGCATCAGCCTGACCATGTAGATTTGAACTACATCCGCATTTCAATCCGACTTTTTTTCTAACAAATACTTTTACGCGCTCTCCAGCTTGATATAGAAGAAATTTATTCCGACGAACGGCTTCTTTCCATATCCAGTCTATCTGCTCTGTCTGCTGGTTATTTGCAGTCGCAGCTCTATCGAGAGGAGTTTCAAACAACTCACCATCGGAGATAGACTTCCCGACAGTAGTTATTCTGTAGAATATTCTTTGGCCAAGGTTTGTGGGTACGTTATTACCCAAAAATCGATAACTGGCAAGAACAACATCAGAATCGGAAGTCGGAATGATGGGGGAAATTTTGGTTTGTGACGCAACATCGAATGATGGCATCCCATCGATTTCCACTTCACCAAGCTCGGATATTATCTTGAGAACGGAAGCTTGAACTCCATTAATCGTTACTTGAACATTGACATCAGTACAGTCTACCGTTCTATATTCATCTATGATGATGGGACGATTGGAAGTTTTGAAAACGTATTTACCGCTAGGACCAGTCGGCCCTCTGGAGATGAATTTATCCGAGACATCCTCATCATATACTACTTGTGTTCTAGTCTTATCCCGCCAGAAAGTAGCACCGATCGGTAACGAGTTCATCCTAAACCAAGGACCGAACTCAGAATCAAATGATCTATACACGTTCACACCAAGAAGAGTGAACTTGGAGTTGGCCGGAAGCTCTGCGGGGCTCGACCAACGAAGATCAATAATACCAGTCTCCAGACCTGATTGAACTGAAAAGTTCAATGGTGGTAAAGGACTAGCCGGGTCGAATTGTTCGACTATATGTGGGAATCGATCTGGAGGAGAAGGCATTGGGTCGTATCCCCTTACTCCCCATTATTCATCAAGAGGCTGGTGCGACCTGGACCTCTTCCGGAGATATATCTTGAGCATCATAGGTAACGACAAGAACGGCTCCGTCATCAGTCTTGATAAGCTCAGATGATTGGACAGTCTCAGCCTTCACGCCGACCTCAGTCGATTTATTGCTGAAAAACTGGCCTTTGGCAGTATACATGCTGCGAACATGAGCAAGGGCGGCATCCGCCTCAAGTTGCTTCCGCGCATGGGTCAAAGACCAATGCTCGATAGAAGAATCAATCTTCGAGATATGTTCTAATTCTACAGGACTAATCTTAATCTGCTTCGTTTGCATCACATACATTACTATTCGTCGTCACTGTAACCATCAATAGCATTGACATCGCAATCAAATGCAATGACACTTATGAGTAATTCTTTAGGATCAAGAAGGAGATCACGAGCTGTGATCTTAACGGCTGTCTCAACGGCTGCTTTTAACTCACCTTGGAGTTTATGCATGACCGTCCGTTTTGAAGAATCTCCCTCAAGATCAGTGGAAATGGACATTTCTATTCGACAAGAATACTCAGTGGAAGGAGCCAAAATAATCTTCTCCTTCTGCTTTTTCTTTGCAGCAGAAGGTTTCTTCTTGGGCTTGGCCTTCTCTTTAGGCTTTCGCCTGGCAGCCTCAATATTAACGGAGGCCACCTTCATAGCTATTTTATTTATGTCCACGACCAAAAAGACTATTCAAGACCTATTGGCCTATAATAACTGGTCATATGGACCGCGTGGCCGGGCCTGTGATTCTGAAGAATTTTGCTAGATTTGTGTGGATACCTTATACAAAGTCCCGTCCGTGCTCTTTGAGAGATCGAAGTTATTGTGGATGAATTCTATGACTTTCTCAGGATCCACTGATCGATTAAAAACAATATTGGGACCATGATTATCCAGCATGACCGCGTAGATATCACCAAATTTCTTCAGATTGCGGCTGGTATTTTCGCCACACTCATGAGAGCCACACTCATAAGGCCATTGGTCAGCGACGGGGATAATATCTATTGCGTCGTGACGCAAAGGAACATGGGCATGTACAATGCAGTCCAAATCGGGGTGAGCTGAAAATATTATGCGTTGGCTCTGCCCACCGACAGATGGACGTTTACCATATGCAATGACCTTATCTGAACCGACGGCCTCTACTCGCACAAGCCCCGTGTTCTCCAAATCATTGAAATTGGACTTTCGAATCGAAGTCAAAAATTCATTTTCACCGGTTTTGACTGCAAAATGTCCGACAGTTTTTCCTTGGAACGGACGATAAGCGCCGTTCTTAATGCAATCATTAACCACGGTTCTCAGGGAGGCTGGAACGTTGTCTGAAGACCAAGAAACAGAATCCGATAGAACGACCTCGGATCTTGTGAAATTTAAACCCGTTCTGGCCTCTGCCATTTCAACAAGAATATCAAGAGCCTCCAGTCTATTTGTTGTGACTGAGTACTTCGCCTGTTCTGGTGTAATCACCATATTCAGACGAGTTTCGAGGTCATTAGCCAAAACTAAGTTGCAAGAATTCTTCTTCATCAAAGACAAGCCAGCAAGAAACTGCTCGTCTTCGGTAGCTCCGCAGGTAGTCTTGAAGGCAACAAGAAAAATATCTTTCCGATTCTTCCTTATTTTTCCAATGATTTTATCAGCAGGATGTAAAGCCATCTCGGTCGGACCATCAGAAGTCTTTAGACGGACTCCTCTCTTCCCATGTTCTTCTGTGTTTGAACCGACGAAACCCTCGTAGTCACAAAGGGCAACTGGCATAAATATACAAGAAGTCTTCGGATCCTCGATGAGTTTATCGACAAGGTTAGAAACATTAAGATTTGTCTCAAGATTGTGTCCACCAGCCATTTTTGTGAGATGTAGAATTGGCTTGACACCATGAGAAATGACAAGTTGCTCTATTTCTTTAGCGGCTTTTCCGTATGCAGGTGCCGAGATAGCGAGATGGGGGCGAACATGGTAAACAGTTCCACCACCGATGATATGAACGTTCTTATTCGATTTAAATGGCATAAGAGAAAAATACAATAGAATCCGATGTAATATCCATAATGGCAAAAACAGAACCAAAAGAATCCATAGAAATCGATGTAGTAGGAAACTCTTTACATCTATCCATGAAGGATGGTCCGAGAACCAGAGGTATTAAAATCAGTCTTGTCAGGACCTTGAGAATTCCGGATGATGATAAGATATATCCGCTACCGGCGGGACTCGGAATGTTTCCAATAAAACGAGTCGAAGACTACAAGGAAAAAGTCCCAAAGTCATGGCTCGAACATGGGGGCGTCTTCTTTCCGATGTGGCAAAGAGAAGCCATGTGGATGTCATTTGGACAGGATGTCTCCTGTCCATTTGCAATGAAGGTTGCTGCTGGAAAAATCAATGCCATCTCCGGAGAAACCTGGACGAAGGAGTTGAAGGCAAAGAATGGGGATATCCAGGATTATGCTGTGTCTCCTCCACAAGCATGGATTGACGGGTTCAATGTCGGAAAGGAAGTTATTCGACAATTCGTGTCCATGCCACTTGGAATGGGGTACACAGTAGAGGGGCAAATCACCGGAAAAGAGGAATTTGGTGGTATCCAAATTCAAGTCTATCCAATCAAAAAAGAACATCGTAAGGACCCGTCGAGTAGTGGAATTCTCCGGGGAATGACGTTAACCGGTGGAGCCGGAGGAATGACTAGTGGAGCCGGAGGAGTGATTAATTATGGAGGGGAAGTACCAACAAGCGGAATGGCTCTCGTATCAGAAACGTCAGTCAATGGTGCATACATGTATTCGGCAGGTTCGATTGAAGGGCTCGAAAGAGGCATTTCAACCAAGGCCTTGAAATCAGCGGAGATGGGCCTTGCTAGTGGCGGAAGGATCACTCAGAAAATCTATGAAGATCCGCACGGAGTCGACTCCTGGAATCAGGATATTGAAGGTGGGAAGATCTTTATCCATATCGTAAACAGCGAGATGTGGAAGCAGATCACGGGGGAAGTAAACCCGCCGTCGCCAATTTCGAAAGAAGCATACAAGACCCACGGAATACCATGGTTCGGAATGTATGACGAGGGAGTCCCGGCAGTGGAAGGATCGACAAAGCTGGCCGGAACGAAGAGCGTGTCCGAGAAGGATAAGGAGCACAACTTTTCCGGTCAGATGGATAATGAATCATTAGAGGCAGTACCGAGCGTCAAAATTCCAGTGAAAATGAGCGAAGTCCAAAACAAAACAAAAGTTAAGGACGGAAGCTGGTAGTTATAATAATTTATATAGATCCAAGAAATCCGGAGAATATTCAAACCCCTTCGGAGTAATAATTTCTCCGGATTTCCATTTTATAAATTCTTCTTCAGATATAACAGCAGAACGGATGTGAACCTTTTTGCTTGTTTTGACATGTTTATTGAAATCGAAAGTAAAAGTATCAAACATATGAGTTGATTCAATGTACTCAACATAAACTACTCGAACTTCAGTTTGATTAGGTATGTAAAAAAGATGTTTAATACATGATTCTTCCAGTTGGAAGATATCACCATGTATGATTTCTCTAAAATACTCGATTTCATCATCTGGTATGGAGTCTAATTTTTCCATATGTATTCAACCGTACAACACGTATAGTATTTTATGGTAGCAAAGAGAATGTTAGAGCTTCTTCTTGAGAAGACCTGGCCATACATTACTGTGGATACAGCCGCAAAAGATCTGGTGATTCCTGACAATTTAAGGAAGAATCCGAAGGTAGTTCTGCAAATTGGATATAACATGGCCAATCCACTACCAGATTTGACAATAGATGATTTCGGAATATCAGTTACTTTGAGTTTTGGTGGATCATATCAATTATGTAAAATACCGTGGCATGCATGTTTAGCGTTTGAGAATAGGAATGAAAATGAAGAAATGGCCGTGATATTTAGATCACCAGCAACTATTGATAGATCAATCAAAAAGATTGCAGATGACCTAATTTCCGGAAAAACACAGGAGAAAGCCAAAGAAGTCGGAGCCCGGATATTGAGCCCTAATTTCGGAAAGAATAAAATGAGGAATAAATTCCAAGTGATTAAGGGAGATAAAGATTAGGGGAATTGGTTCGATGGAAGATATTCGGGATTCGTCTAAGGGCTAAGACCCAGCACTTTGAATGCTGTTATGCCTGTTCGAGTCAGGCATCCCGAACCAAATGATGTTGGAAGAGTTTAATTGTTTTCAGTTCTGAATTTAATTACTTCTTGAACGAGTTCACTTTTATCATTCATCATTTCAGATAAATATTCTTCGCCAATTCTATCAGCTACTTTAGCTCGAACTTCTTCGCTTTCATCATTCATCATTTTTGGTAAATATTCATCATCTATACGTTCTGCAACGTTTGCACGAACGGTTTCACTTTTATCACTCATCATATCAGGTAAAAGTTCAGTCTTAATTCGAGCCGATAATTCCGCTCGCATAAAATCGTTCTCATCTTTCATGAATTTTCCGGGATTCTTCTGAAATCTCTGAACTAAAGTGTCGAAAGTTTTAGCGTCGGACTTTATCGTTCCAATAACTTTATCTAAACCGGGGACTGAAGCCGCATCTATTTTATTATCTCCAGCATCATAGATATCAAAATCATCATCGACTTCGTCACCATCTTTGACGACAGCTACAGCCACTTTAGCTAATGGATCCATCTGATCTAATTTCTTATTTATCCAAAAATAAAAAATGGTATCATTGACCGAATATTCTTCAAAATAGGCGACACCCTCCATTGAGACACACCATTCGGTACCCTTCCCATATTCAACACAGGCCTTCTTATCTTCTATTCTTATGAGGACATACGTTTCATCCTCATATAGTTTAGTCGAACCGGAAGCCTTGGTCTCTTTACGCTCCTGCTTCTTTGATTTTGTTTGTGCAAGTAATTTAACTTCATCTTCTAAATCTTTTAGTTTCTTATATTTATTAATGTCTTTCTCTACGAATCTCGAATGATTCTTATCAAAATAGTCAATGGTTGGAACGATATCCTGAATTTTATGGCCAGCCAACAATTGTTTAACTGACCAATCTAAATATTTCGGTTTTATTTTCTTCCTATTCAATTCATCCAAGGAGTCAGATAACTCCGGATGAATTGATTTCAAATCATCAATTTTTCCTGCCATATGGATATTAGAAACATGACTTGATACACGAATCGCGATTAAGTTTAAAAGCATATCGGAGTTATCCATCATCAAAATTATATATAGAGAATTTATCGACTAGAAATTTTCACACCACCGCCTGGTTCGCCCGGTTTCCCGGGCTTTCCGGGTGATCCGTCGCCACCTTTAACAGTTATTCTGCCAGTAACGTCACCATCAACTACGACACCTCGATACGTCCCATCAAGCTCGCCGATTAGATTCATTAGTTCAACTGGATCAATGATGGTCTTGGTTCCACAGGACCTGCAATTAAATTCTTTAACGCCGGATATAATAGAGCCGCGCCCTGCCTTTAGCAGTAGCTTATTACATTTTGAACAGTGTAATTCGACACTATCCATCTGATTTCAGCCCTCCGCGTACTTAGCTCTAATACTTGCGATGATCAAGTCGATTTTATCTGCAACGCCATCAGAGTATTCTGCTTCTGCATCACGCATAGGGTGGTTTCTAGATACTAATGGGCTGATTTCTTCAGAAAAGACCTTGAAGGGCTTGAGAATTTCATCAAGTTCCTCTCGGATCATTCCTTTGCGAATGATTGCAACCATTCGAGCTGCAGGGGCGACAGCAGGGCCATACGGCTCATGCCCGTCACTCATGTCCTTCAGAAATGCATATGCGATATCAACATC